TCCAGCGGACTCATAGCCGCATACTCACGCTTTTCATTACGAATAATTTTAAAGTCGTTCATCATATCTTTGATAGCATGCATGGTCAAAGAATCTCGACGATTCATATCAGTCCACAACGTGCCACCCACGAATACAATATCGTCAATGATCTTCATGTCTTGTTCCAACATATACACGTTGGGATATTTGGCACACTCTTCACGCATGTAATCAATAGCCGCGTAGAACTTACCGTGATAGAATTCGTGATTGCCCATGATGTAAATTACATGTGGGAACTGAAAACTACAACGCTTAAAGAAGTCGCGAAAACGAGCGACCCGTTGCATCTTACGGCTAAGATCTGCCAATGCTCCACTGCTGTATGGATTAAAGTCAGCGGCATGATGGTCGTGGAGATCCTGGGCAACCATAATGTCACCACCGAGGATCAAAACGTCATAGTTGTTGTCGTTTTGAATGTTAATGTCACTGAACTCTAAATGGAGGTCGCTGACCAGTTTGATTCTCATTTTTATTTTTCCATATTTTCCAAAGACTGTTCCCACATTCTTTGGTCAAATGATTTATTTTCTACAAATTTTTGAGCGTCTTTTTTAGTAAGACGCCCTGATTCAACTTCTTCAAGTGCATGACGTAATGCTTCTTCAACAAACTCGTTAAAGGTTATATCACGTTCGTGTGCTAGTTTCATGTATTGTAACAGTTCTTTATCCGAAAAGTCAACCGGAACTTTTATCCGTGTGTCATAATCTTCTCCGGCACGGATAGCCAATGCTTTTTGGAAGAAATCATCATCAACTTCCAAATCAATATAATCAACATCATCCCACGCTTGATTGGCCAGTACGCTTTTGGACTCTGCTTCCTTGCGATGCTTTTCCTGATTCTTTGGATTGATCATACGATAGGCACGATCGTTGGTGTAGTCGCACATACTAACTTCGTATACTTTTTGACTCTTAGTACTGAACACAATGCTGAAACTGTAGCCACCTTTGCCATGGACACCATTCCACGAATCTAGTGTGTAGGCATTTGGACCGTAACAACTCCAACCATAATCACTACCTTCAGTAATTTTATAGTCAACCAACTCCATCCATTCTTTCATTGTAATCATTGTACTAATCCTTCTTTACGTTGATAAAAAGTAACTTCAATCCAGCCAATCAAGGCCACCAGCCAGCCTGCGTTTGCAGGAGTTTCCCAAGTAGCAAATACTTGAAAAACACACATTACTAAAATTGCTATTGATAAAATTTGTTTAAGTTTAATCATTGTTCATTTCCTTCTTTGAGTAATTTACGTTCCTCATCATACTCGGCTACTCGTGCCGCACGTTCTTCTAGACGTTTTTCTTCACAAGGTTTACATTCAGTTCGAATCCAACCCATAATACCTGTTTCAGGATCTACATTGCTTGTACTAGCTGGATTACCACATCCTTCGCATATTACACCAGACATCGATTCCGCCATACGTACCATACCGTCAATAACATCATCGCCACCCGTATAATAAAAACGTAGTGTACCAAATTTTTCTTTAACTTGGTCTAGCGTTACTTGCGGAACAACTTCACCGTCTTTATTCTTCCAATCCAAATGGTGTTGGATATTTCCCATAAGCTGATCCAATAAAGTAAACCAACCATCTCCGCAAGCAAATCCCCAACACATACAAGTTTCCTGCATGGGCTTGTCTCGATTTACCATCATCTTGGGATACCGCTCGCATAACAATTTATCTAGTTCTTGTTTCATTGTGCCGCCTTTACATAGTTTAAACGAGTCACTGGATTCTTATGCAACCAGTGCTCGCTATGATCTTTTACTTTGGCTTTAACGATTACACATGCTCCCAGTTTCAAAGGAGCCTTGCTAAACCAAGATGCCATCTTGTTATCTATTATAGCACAAACATTGTATGCGTCAAAGTTCTTTGAGCGAACTGACTCAAGTATTTCACAATCGAGATCTTTTAGATTGGCACCAATGTCTGCAATAAAACCTTCATCTAATTTCCGTGCAACTTTTTTAATTTGATTCTTTGCACGGTCACGCACATACACACTGGGCAAACAAGCCACATAACCAAACTGGTTAGTTTTTACAACATCGCCACTTAGGATACTGTTGATATTGGTTTGAAATTCATTTTCACCTTCGATGGCAGCAAACAACAGTCGCTTAAAATAAGTTTTAATTTCTTCTGCTTGTGCAATATCTTCAGGCAGCACCTTAAGGGGCATTGGTGCTTCTTTTGGATCAGCAGACCAGTTGGTATGATCCAGTGTACACAGCATTAGAATTTTATTGCCATGCTTGTGACACATTAGTTGGATTCTTCCATCTGGTGTTTCGTCAGAGAATACAGGAATTATAACGTCCTTGATGTATTCACCGTTGATGCGTTGGGCCGCACAGGCCAATTCTAAAACTTGCTGAACAGGAAAGGTTGCGTTCTTATGCACGGTACGCCCTAATGCTGGTTAATATACGTTGTATTTTACAGGAAAAGTACGTCGGTGTCAACCTTTTGTAGTCGTACGTAGATCTTTTTGGCTAAACGCTTTAGCACCGGATTGGGAAGATTTCCAAATGCACCAAAATACGATGCCAAACATGGGCTAACATATCTGCCGTTGAACTTGAGTCTGGACAAACTACTAAACTTTCCCATGTATCTCAAAGCTCTGTACTTGCCTAAATTTCTGCAAAGTTCGATTGCAATTGAAACTGCATACGCATCTACTTCATCTGGATCTGCAAGATATTGATTATACGGGGATCGAATATGTGCCACGTATGTTTGATATTTTCTTTTAACACTTTGACGCTGATGTTTGTATTCATGTACCACTGCATCAAATATTTGAATTAGAAATTCAGTGGCATGTTTTTGGTCCCATACAACATCTTTATCAAAGTTATGATGTACAACAACTTCTATAGGAATCTCACCATTACAATCATCTTCAGCGTCGTAATATGCATTGACATAAAATTCTTCAGAATCTAGAAACTTATCACGTTGGCTTTTAATTCTAATTCCAAAGCCTTGATGCCGAAATTGTCTGCGTAATAAAGTTAGCAAATTTTGGAAACTGATGCCAGGTCTACTCTTAAGTTTAACTTGCATACAAACCCAGCAAACTGTTTCCATTATGCTATTCATGATTACAACCTAAATACGATTCTACCTTTGGATAAATCATATGGACTGACTTCTATCCTAACATTGTCACCTAATATGATTCTAATCTTATGCTGTTTAAGTCTTCCGCCCATGTAGCAAAGCAGTGGGTTAGGAATGTTTTCTACCTTAACCCTAAACATACTTCCCGGCAATACCTCTTCAACCGCACCCGTCAATTCAATGATATCGTCTTTTGACATTATACTTTGCTTATGACGATTGCACCGTCTTCGATTTCGATGTTTAGCGTATCGCCTGTATTCCATCCATTGCGTTCAAGAATCTCTGGAGGAATCTTCATGATAACATTATCCGGATCTCCGGGAATGTCTTCGAATATATCTTCCACATTAAATATTAATTTTTCCATTGTGTATTTACTCTGTTATTCATCATCACTCCAAGGAACTGGTCTCCAACCCAATCGGTTCAAATCCAATTCAATTTCTTCGGTAACAACACCTTCTGGCACATATCCAGTACCGTCTGCTCCAGTTAGGCCGTTGCCTAATTCTGCATTACCTATACCACTACAGTACCAATCAATATAGTCACCCTTTTCTTGCATGTCAGCAATTATACCGCCACTATGTCGCCAACTGCAACTCCAAGTCTCACCCTTTAGTTCTTGCCAAAACTCTCTGCTTTGCCAAGTCATGTTACACATAGCGGCATACAAGTTTTGAGCATAGGCATCGCTGGCTTTAACTTTGTCACACATTTCTTTGCTACTACGCAAATCGTATTCCATGTTGTTCTTTTGCCATTTAGGATCGACAATAGCTTCTGCTTCTTGCTCTCGCCAAGTTTCGTACATGGCAACATAGTCAGGATTTGGTTCTTTGCCTTCTTCCTCACAGCGTTTGATATACCCTTCCTTTTGAAAGGTATGACGCTCCGGGCTACTTGCTACTTTTTTCATTTAGTGAAATCCTCCGTGGAAACAATGTCGAACTTCGTGGCCAAGTGTCCAGTAATCAGTTTTAATGTTAGTAATAACCATACAGACATCATCGCCTTTTTCGTCTTTGTTCCAAAACGCACATCCGTCCATTATCTTTCTTCCAACATTAAATGGTTTTGTTCCACGCTTCTTTGCTTCGTACTCACATAGTGCATTTACATCTTTTGTGAAAACCCATTCAATGTTAGATTTGAGAGTAAAATGTTTTGCATTCATTGTTGCTTCATCAACCACATTAAATTTATCATACGGAGTTTCTGCTAATGCAGATAGCGACAACAATGTTGCTAGTATAACAATTACCTTTTTCATATAAACTTTCTGTGCCTGTGTGTTAAAAATGGTGTAGACGGTAGGATTCGAACCTACAAAGCCGCCCTAAGGGCAAGGCCCATTCCCTCCGTTCAGTTGGGGGTCAACTTACTAGGAGGAGGTATACCAAGTTCCACTCACGTCTACAGTTGTATTATATACTTATTTGTAAATACTGTCAATGAGCCATTCTACCATTCCTTTCGAAAATATTGTGCGTTTTGGCCAACGCACAATGTTAACCAATCCGTTATTTTCCACTAGCTGGATTTTGGGAAGATTTTGCAATTACAAATGTAGCTATTGTTGGCCATATGCTAGAACTGATATACCGGATCACTACCCGCTAGAACTATATAAACATGTTGTCGACGAGATCAAGAGGCAAGCACGAAACAACGGATTTAATCAATTTCATTGGAGTTTCAGCGGCGGTGAACCCACTGCTTATAAACACTTGTTAGAGTTGACTGCACATTTGGATGATGGTGTTCAAACTCCTTACCAAAGTATTCATATGACTACCAATTTAAGTCCTAGTTTGATTTGGTGGAAACGTTGGGCTAGTAATACTTGTTTATTACAACGCAGAAGTATAACAGCTAGTTTCCACGACGAGTTTGCTCGAGAGCAAGAGTTTGGTGACAAAAATTTACAATTGATGTACGATGGAGTACATGTGACTATTAATCAAGTTATGGTTCCAGAAAAATTTTATGAACTGTATTCGAGATTAGAACGATTTGCCGCACGTGGTATTAATGTAACACTTAAACCACAAAGCGATCCTACTGCAAGTAGAGTAGTAGATGGTTATACTGAAGAAATGATGAAGATAATGCAAACAGGATTTCCACAACAATCCAACGGCGAAAATACTCATCAAATATCATTGTATGATCAAGATGGTACTGAATATTTGTTTGACCAGGCAGAGCGATTCAATGCGTTTGGATTTAATAAGTTTAAAGACTGGACTTGCAATGCAGGATATCAAAGTGTTATAATAAGAGGAAATGAAGTTAAGCGTGGGTATAGTTGCAGAGATATCCCAATAGGAACTTTAGAAAAATTTGACTTAAGAATTGTGCCACCTAAGTGTGTTACGCCTCGATGCGTAAGCAGTGCAGACAGCAAGATTCCTAAAATTCGTGTAGTTTAATCTTTTTAAATAAATCCTCAACCGCTAGTTGTAAGCTCGCATAGTTTTTTGAATAGACTATTTCTTTGGTCTTTTTAAACAAGCTGGTGATTTTTCTTTCAGAGTTTACATAATATACTTGACCATTGTATTCCAGTCCCCAACGATATTTTAAATTGGAATGTATCCAATCGTATACCGGTTGTATCCAGGCAGGATCATATAATGTTTGATTACCTATGCCCCATGCGTGGGCTTGGTTGGATAGAGTAATTTGATAGTCTTCGATTTCTAAATCATTTGAATCTATCAATTCTAAATTTCTAATTTCAGGAACATCAACGGTATCATCTGTAACTAATACACTGTCAATCCATTCTTTGTTATTACGTAGTGCAACACCTATGTATCTGTTAGTTCCAGGTTGTAGTTGCCAATATTCAGAATCCTTCATCTTCCAGATAATCACAGGTTTCTCAGGTTGGTTAATATAAAAATAAAACCATTTATCTAAAATACGTCTTCGTCCTATAGCATCGACAAAGTAAGGAAATAATCTGCTGTCTATTCGAGGTTGAAGCTGGCAACTATATTTGTTTAGCATAGTTGGTAAGAATTCGTTCTTGATGCCATTCTGATGACATTGCTCCAGTTGCATACTCGTTGAAACATGGAGTACCTAGTGTGTAGTGTATTAGTTTAGCATCAAGATTTACACCATACTCGTCTGGTAACCAATTCCATTCAATAGGCAAACTGCCAATGTCGTTATCATCCAACCAACAAAATCTATGTATGTATTCGCCGCTGGTATTTTTTATATAAGTTTGCGTCAAGGTTAAATTTTTAGGATGGCTACAATTCCAAAGTATTACGCTACTCCAATTTTTACGTGGATAATCTAAATTTTTAGATCCTAAGTATTTGATAGAAGACTTAGTTTTATAGTTATGTTTGACTACCATGACAGCTTTGCGATCATCTCGCAAACTCCATAACCTACTGATATCCTCTTTTAAGAGCATATCGCCGTCAATATAGATTGCCCAGCCTTGATTGTCGGTCAATCGGGGAACTAGAAATCTAGTATACGTAAATGCATTACTGCTATCCAAATGATTTTCGCTGTAGCCTTTTAATAGATTCAAAGCTAGTGGGGTTATAGCCACAGGTTCAGAGCTATGTCTAATAATACTGTTTACACAAGTATGGTAAGCTATTGCTTCCTTTGGATCGTAACCTATAAAAATTGGTATCATGAAATATTTATATGCTAGTATTATCTGCTTAAATATATCATGGATATCGTAGAAATTAAACAAACCTGGCCAAAAGACTTCTTTAGGATAGATCTCTATATTGGAAATATTTGCAATTATAAATGCTGGTATTGTTTTCCCGGCAGCAACGAAGGAACTTACAAATGGCCTGATTTTGATTTATATGTAGAACATGTGTCCCACATATTGGACTACTATTTGGAGCATACAGATAAAAAGAAATTTCAAATTCATCTGCTTGGCGGAGAAGTAACACACTGGCCGCGTTTTATAGATTTTATAAAATATTTTAAATCAAAGTATAAGTGTGTATTTTCATTAGCAACTAACGGATCTAAGAAACTTGAATGGTGGAAGAAAGCCGCGGCCTATTTAGATAGGATTTCTATAAGCCACCACCAAGCGTTTTCAGATAAATCGCATAATAGAGATCTAGCTGATTACTTGTATTCTCAAAATGTATTAGTTAATATACAAGTAATGATGGACCCTCCGTTATGGAACGACTGCATGCAATCTGTAGAATTTTATAAAGATAGTAAACATTCATGGGGAATACGATATATTGAAGTTATACACAATCAAGCATCTTATAATAAAGAACAACGACAACTTTTAAATTCTTTAATGGCTCGTAAGCCCAACATATTTTATTTTCTAAGAACAAGCAACATTAACAGTGTTAAAACTTATGCAGTTGACCAGCAGGGAAAAAAACACAAGATGCATGATCAACAGTTGACTGTAGAGCGTCTAAATACGTTTACAGGGTGGCAGTGTAATCTAGGAGTTGATTGGTTAAACATTAAATTTGACGGAACTGTAGCAGGAATATGCGGCAATGGATTATATGCTACTGACGAACGTTTTAATATATTTGACACAGATTTTATAGAAAAGTTTCAGCCTAAAATTACTACCAGTGTGTGTAAGAAACCTGCTTGCTGGTGTACGTTTGAAACAAACATGTCTAAGAAAAAGGTAATACCCATACATGCTAATTGATACAGAGCACTTACATTTTTGGATGAACGCTATCCGACAAAGTCCAGACCCTATGAGGACGCTGGATGCATTCTGGGCCGGGCAAATTAAAAGCATAGAATGGTTGATAGAAAACCTAAAACCCTTTGTTAGAGATTATGTTGACATCGAAATCTATGGCGGCTGGGTTGGTACATTGGCCAGTTTATTATTTCAAAGCGAAATTCCTATTAACAAAATTTTGAATATTGATATAGATCCTGCATGTGAACCTGTAGCACACATGATGAATAAACAAGAAGAAATTGCTGGAAGATTTAAAGCTGTAACATCTGATATGTGTAATATGTTTTCCAGTGCAGATGTTATTATAAACACTAGTTGCGAACACCTAACACAGCCACAATACAATTTGTGGTTAAGCAGAATGAAAGGCTTGTTAGTATTACAGGGTAATAATTATGATATACCAGAGCATGTACGTACATCATCTAGTTTGCAAGAATTTAAACAACAATGCCGAATGAAGTTTGTATTATGGGAAGGCGAGCTTGAAACACCATTGTACACACGCTACATGATTATTGGACACTACAATGTATAGATACAACGAAATAAAAAAAACGCATTTAGAGATATCTTCGCTATGTCAGGCAAGTTGTCCAATGTGTGCAAGAAATTATCACGGTGGGTTACCTAATCCGTTATTACCAGAAAAGAATTTAACTTTAGAATTTTTTAAAAATATTCATCCTCCTGAATTTTTATCTCGTTTAGAAAGTATGTCATTTTGCGGAAATTATGGCGACCCAATAATGAACAACGATTTACTAGCCATGGTGCAATACGTCAAACAGCATAACACAACTTTACACATGGATATTCATACTAATGCCAGTGCAAGAACTACCACATGGTGGAAAGATTTAGCCCAGTCATTGCCAGCTAATCATATCTTACATTTTGGTATAGATGGATTAGAAGATACCCATCACTTGTATCGTATAGGAACAGACTTTAATAAAATTATTAAAAATGCACAAGCATTTATAAATGCCGGTGGCAAGGCACGTTGGAATTTTATTACATTTAAACATAATGAACATCAACTCGAAGAAGCAAGGCTATTAAGTAAAGAATTAGGATTTGAAAGTTTCCACGAAAAACAAACTGCAAGATTCATTGGGTCTGAAGTATTTCATGCTATAGATAAAAAAAATAAAGTCACACATACACTATTGCCGCCGACTGAACGCAAAATAAATTTCATTGATCGTAAGACTGTGGAAACATACAAAGATGCTATAAAGTCATGCACAATTTCGTGTGAAGTAGAAGATACTAAAAGTGTATTCATAGATGCACAAGGCCATCTATGGCCATGTTGTTTTGTGGCAGCAGTACCATACCATTACACTACGCCTGATCGATTAGCATGGGAATTTGTGCAGGATAGTAAAACTTCCTTAATGTCTAAAATTGAAGCCTTTGGTGGCATAGCGGGTCTAAATTTAAATACCTACAGCATGCAAGAAATTGTTGACAGTGAAGTATGGCAAACAATGTGGGATAACTCGTTTGAAGATAAAAGCCTTCCTATTTGTGCTAGGGTTTGCGGAAAATTTCCTAACACGCCTGTCAGTCAGTGCAGAGATCAATTCTTAGAGCTGGATCAATTTTAATGTCTAATACAATTTGTCCGCTTCCTTGGATCCATATTGCTACTCGCCCTAACGGCGATGTTCGTCTCTGCTGTACTGCTAATGCAAGCGGTGCAGGTGAGGAAGATGTTAAAGATGCTGGACTTGTAAAACAAGATGGCCGCATAATGAATCTTCAACAGGATACAATAGCAGAAGTTTGGAACAGCGATTATATGAAGACCATACGACTTCAAATGCTTGCAGGGGAAGCACCTGTTAGTTGTACCAAATGTTTTGAAGAAGAATCCAAAGGCATTGTAAGTAAGCGTCAATGGGAAACACAGGTCTGGAATGAAAGAATTGATGTAGCTGATATTGTATCAAAGACCGCAATCGATGGTTCATTGCCAGTTAATATTCCCTACTTCGATCTACGTCTAGGAAACATGTGCCAACTCAAATGCATCATGTGTAGTCCTCATGACAGCAGTGCATGGATTAAAGAGTGGAAAGCACAGTATCCAAAATATAAAACTGTAGAGCTAAAGCAGGACCAAAGTTGGAATATTGACTTTGATTATACTTGGTACAAAAAAGGCACCTTCTTACAAGATATGCGTTCAAACGCATACAACATTCGAGAGCTTTACTTTGCAGGTGGCGAACCATTGCTAATACCTGAACACTACAAGATTTTAGAGTTTATGGTAGAAACGGGTGCGGCCAAATTATGCGTCTTACGTTATAATTCAAATGGGCTAGAATTACCTGAAAAGTTATTTGAATTGTGGACACATTTTAAACAAGTAAAGTTTAATTTTAGCGTTGATGCATTTGGAGAACGAAACGACTATATTCGTTATCCTAGCAAGTGGAAAACAGTTGTTAGTAATTTAAAAAGATTAGATGACACGCCTTCCAATATTGTAGTTAATATGGCCTGTGCTGTTCAACTATTAAATGTATTAACTATTACTGAACTAGTACATTGGAAGGAAAGCATGAACTTTAAGAAAGTCAGCTTGCCGCCATACGGTGCAGGGCTGATTGGTACACATCTAGTGTATTTGCCCAGTTACTTAAATGTGAGGGTCTTACCTAAATATTTAAAAGATAATGTTAAAAAGAGTGTGGAGTATTTTTGTTCACGACGAATAACAGATGACGAATTTACATTAAACCCATACGGCCTTAAACGATGGAACGGTTTGATACAATATATGATGTCCAAAGATTGGAGTCATAAAATCCCAACTCTTTTAGATTATTTAGAAGTAACTGACAAACGCCGGGGAACAGATTTTAGAAAAACATTTCCTGAGGTAGCTACACTATGAAATTTGATACTATTAGCAACACCCAGGACGCACCGTTTATGATTACGTGGGATCTTGGTAGACGATGTAATTACGATTGCACATACTGTGCTCCTATCCACCATGACAATTTTAGCCCACATGCATCGTTAGATGAGTTAATATCTTCAGCTAAATTTATTTTTGATTATATTATACTAATTGCACAGTACAGAAAAAATAAAGATTTTAATATTAGCCTAACAGGCGGTGAACCGTCTAATAATCCTAATTTTATTAAATTAGCAACTTATTTAAAACAAAGATCTGATCAGTTAAAAGATACATTGAACTTGCGTTTCGATTTAACAACAAATGGCACACTGGGTCCAAAATTTGCATTAGCAGTGGCTGACACATTCAATTCAGCTACTATTAGTTACCATGCAGAAGCTGATCCAAAACTAAAACAAGGAGTGCTGGATCGTATAGAAGAACTAAGACATAAAATTTATGTTAAAGTCAATGTAATGTTCCATGCACAATATTTTGATGAGTGTGTAGACTTGTGTAATAAATTTAAAGCAAACGGAACTAATTTCATTCCTAGAATGATAGGAGAAAATCCCGGAGGTGAAAAAACATTTGGTCATCGTTATACAGATGAACAATTAGCATGGATAAACAACTTCTGGGGTATTAAGGAAAAGCCAGCGTCTAAAATAGAAAAATTCTTAGGAAAAATTATTCCTATTAATGCATTTGGTGCAAGTATCGGAAGACCTTGTTGCGGCGGACGCTCAATGTGTGTGAGTAACGATACGGAAAAGGAAGAAGTTAAATTTTTAACGTATAGAAAGTTTAAAAATTGGCACTGTAGTGTTAACTGGTATTTCTTACACATAGAACAACAAACTGATAGTGTTTACCACCATCAAACTTGTCAGGCTAAATTTGATAAGACAACAGGTACTATTGGAAAGATTAGCGAAGGCGATGATATTATTGCTAATTTAAAAAGTAATTTAGAAAATAATACAATGCCAATTATTGTATGTCCCAATACATTTTGTAGTTGTGGTATGTGTACCCCTAAGAGTAGCGATAAAACAAAATTATTAGATAGTCTCAGTACTATGGTTGATACCAGAGTATTTGGTTAACGGAATATCTGCCGCACAAGTACAGAAGTTTCTATCACACACAATCGGATCAGTTGGAACAGTGAATGTGCTATTATATATATTGCCAAGGCTTCCTCCAACCCGACAAGTTGCACGATGGACATCGCCGTCCCAGTTAATCATTAGGCTTTCTATGCCCGCATTACAGGTCCAACCATTATATTGATTTAACTTTAGTTTAATAATGTCATTTGCATGTCTCTGTTCCAAGGGTTTATCTTTGTAAAAGATAACAGTGTTGGGTTGTACAGTTGCTTCCTGACTCTTAAGCCATTCTAGATCAAACGGATTGTAACGCATATCGTCAAATAGGTCATGATCTCCTTTTGTCCATCGTATGCGTCGTAGTGTACTAGGTATTTGAGACTGCAACATCATAGCACGAACTTGTAATGCTTCAGTCATATGTTCATGATGGCACATGATCTGTGCTATGACTTTAATATTGTTCATGTCTGCTATTTTTTGTATAGTGTTTACTGCCCGCAACCACTCATACTCAAAATGAATACTAAACACGTATTGATCTATTGGTAAACTAGCATAGAATTCATAAGGTCTAGTTCCGTTAGTTGTTACGCTGATCCATTGTATGTTTTTATATCGTGCATATTTTACCAGTTCATCAAACTTAGGATGTACACAGGGTTCTCCTCCAGTAAAACTTAACCGTATAGGTTTACCTAGTGATGCAAGTTTGTCTACAGTGGCTTTAAGTATTTCTATATCTGTATGCGGACTTGTGTTGTCGTGTATTTCACTTGGGCAATAGCTACAGTCGTAGTTACAACGCTTGCCGAGATTCCATTCTATCTTGATAGCATTAGAATGATCCCACCGATTGGCAACTTTATACATAAGGCTTAAACTCCGGTGTTACATCCGTGAAACTTTGATCACGGGTAACATCTAGTCTACGATTAAATTCAACACAATCATTCCATTTATCGCTTTGATCTTCTGATAGCAAGTAGTTTGTAACGCCGAGTATCTGCCCCTTAGTTAGTTCTAATAGCATAGGGTGTTTCTTTACCAATGCAAAGTCTTCTAGACGCTTTTGTGCTTGTAGCATATTGGCTATTGCTATTGTTTTTAACGGCATAGGTAACACTTGTGCTGATAACACATTTGGATAGTTAACCATGTTGGTATAAAATACAATACCCAACTCGTCTAGAAAATATTCTATCATATCTCCTAATATTAATGCGTTACTGACCTGTACTGCAACTGCACCTACAATACGACTTACATTGGGTATCTTTTGTATTTCTTTAATATTAGCAACTAACTCTTCCCAATTGGCATTACCTCGAACATACTCGTAACTAGCACCCAAGCCGTCTATGCTTACATTAACAGCAACGCTTTTAAACGCCGGCCAGTATTCAAAAATTGTACGTTTGCCTTTACCCAAACTGGTTAAGTTAGTGGCATACTTGATCTCAATGTCCTTAGCGTAGGGCTGTAACATTTCTAATATGCGATAGTGTGTTGGATCAGTTAACGGCTCGCCTCCGGCAAACTCTACTCGACGAAAGTGAGGTAAGAGCTTTTCTAAACTGGCCCACCATTTAGGATTGTCTGTAAACTTGTCCAAGTAAGGACTATCCATTAGTTTTAACTGTTGTATATTTTTAACAAGATAGTTATCTTCTTTAACATAAAACTCTTCGACTTCTTTCCAATCATTCCAACTGGTGCTATCAGTAGGATTACACATACGACATTTAAGATTACACAAGTTGTTTAACTTTAATTCCATTGTAGGAAACGTAAATGGCATCTTGTAATCTACACCTAACTGATCTAACGCATTAGGATACAGGTTAATACGTGCTTCAGGAATATCTCCTTTGATATGCCTTTGGCGTAGACTTTCTACGCCCTGATCTTCTAATTTGAAACAAGGAGCACATTCAGGAGGTCGTTGATCTTTGAGTACTTGTTTGCGGATTCGACGCATAGTACTGTTATTCCAAATTTCTTCTAATGTGTTCTTTTGGATAAAGCCAATTGGATGGCTACGGCAGCAAACTTTGATTGCTCCATCTTCACGTGTTGCCAATCCGGTAAACGGATGCATACAGAATGTTTTACTAGTCATAAAGTATTTAACCGAGATATACTAGCATATAAATATTCATATGCTAACTCCCACTAATTATACAGTCAATACAAGTTTATTTCAAGAGGCTTGTAATTCATTACCAAAAGAAGGTATGAAGACAACCATTAATCAACCTACTGGAGATTTCTTCTATGACGCATGGGTTATAAAGGACGAGTATAAAGGCACAGTTTGGGAAACACTTTATAATAGTTTGCCTGTCGTTAAAGGTGAAGCAAGGATTATAATTTTGGATCCAGGACAATGTTATCAAGAGCATGCCGATATTGATGATAGATATCATTTGAACATTTTGGGTGACAGCAGTTATTTGATTAACCTGGTACAAGAAATAATGTACCCACTCACACAAGATGGCATTTGGTACGATATGGATGCTAGTTTTATACATACTGCAACTAACTTTGGTCGACGTGCCAGAGTTCAGCTAGTTGTTAGAAAGTTATTAAAAAAGAACCGACTTAAAAATCCAGTGGAAGTGGCCCTGGCTACAAGCATGGATAATCCTAATCATGCTAGATTCTTATTTGATAACACAATGAGTCCGTGGTTCAATGATGCAAACAAAGCAGGATTCATAAACAGTTTTGCACAAGGCAATGTAGCAATCAAGTTTAATATAGAGAAAAATAAATTAGAATCGTTTAAACGTATGCTACCAGAAGAATTTAAAATATTATGATTGTATATACTCCAATAGATATACCATTGCGTGTTCCAGATCATGCTTTGTTAGTTGATTATATTGAGAATAATTATATTACTAATTTACAAAGTACATACGGATACACTTCACTACTAGCTGGCATTGCATCTAGGACTCCTGTTGATGATTGGCGAAATGCTAACCATGTGTTTTCAGATAGTAGCTATGAGCAAACTGATAATCCTGTTCTATATTTTCCTCCCAGAGTAATTAGCTTATTTCCTGAATTAATTAAATTACTGTATAAGTTACCGTATAAGCAAGTATTAGGTGCGGCCCTAAGTTTACATACAAAGTACCTTGCACCCCACGACGACGATACTGATACTAACAACCCATCTAGTCCAGAAAGATATAATATTTTATTATCTCCTCACTATGGTCAAGATTCGTTTTTTATCTGTAAAGAAGTAGACGGGCCAAGAGACTATCCAACAATACTTAAAGATTATCCTATATATGCATTTAACAACAAAGACATTTATCACGGTGCAGATCCAGTGTTAGATCATAGGGTAATTATGATTTGTTCGGGTATTATAGATGAAGAGAAACACCGAGCACTTATTGCTCGTAGTGTAGAAAAGTTTAAAGATTATGTTATTCAATATTAATTGGCAACAACTCGTAGATAGTCTTGATTTAACACAAGGCGAAGTACGCTCTTATGGCGAAAAGTTTTATCGTAACGATGATGGTCGTTTTAATCATATCATTGACCTATGGCAGACTGCGGGCTATGACAAAACTGGAACAGTGGAGTGGATAAACTTTTATCCCAAGAAACATTTTGACAATTCAGTTGTCAAACAGTTTGAAACATTCTCTAACACCAAGTGTGCCCGTGCATGGATAAGCTGTATACGTCCTGGCAAGATGGCACCTTATCATCAAGACATAGATGACAACGAAGAATTATATTTAGAACAAGGCCAACTTGTTCGCTACACAGTCAATGCTTGCGAGCCTAACAACGGACAACTGTTTATAGTAGAGAATAAAGCTCTGTATAATCAACCACAAGGAACAGTATATGAATGGCCGCATTATCTTGCTTGGCATGCCGGCGGTAACTGTAGTTTTAAACCCAAGTTCCTTTTTAACTTTTTAGGTATCAAAAAATGAAGTTCATAGGTAACTGTTCCAATGCAATAGATATTCCTGGGTTGATGAAATATCTATCTACTCAAGAGCCACGTACACGGGGCAATAGTCAGCCAGACGATATACATAGCAATCCCAAAGTTCAAAAACTTAAAACAACTTGGGAAGAAGCAGGTTACGATACTGAAAACGGTGTATGGTGGTTAGACTATGCGGCACCAAAAGATGTGGCTGAAAAGTTTAGCAAGTTTGTAGGCGTTGACCTACTAGGCGGCTGGATAACCAGTGTGCCTCCAGGATTTTGCGTTCCATGGCATTATGATATAACTGACGATGAGTCAGAGTACTTAAAAAGAGGCAAGCCTGTTCGATACACTTGCCACCTTAATAAGTCGTCATTTGGTCAGGCATTCATGCTGGAGGACCATGTGTTTTATAATGAAGCACAAGGTAATGTATATCAATGGTCCGACTGGCAACAATGGCATGGCGGAATTAATATGGGACTTGAGCCTAAGTTCTTGTATAACTTTTTAGGAATTATACCCCATGAATGATTTTTGCTTTGATTTAAAGATACCAGTGCCACATCCTTTAGCAGATCCCAGTGTGTTAACTTGGAAAGTAGAAAACGATCCCGATATATGGTGGGCTGATAAAAGTAACATGTCCGCAGAATTTATCAATTTTATAGATAGTGCAGGACTCACTATGACGTACCCTGTGTTATTATTTTACACTCCTGAGATGCAAGGTATACCTATCCACATTGACGGACCTAACCCTCAAAGCGATCGTGCTGTAATGAACTGGTGTGTTGATGGTGCTGGCAGCGAAATGCTGTGGTACAAACTAAAAGATGAGATTTCTGCAGATGTAAAAGAAACTTCAGCGGGTACACCGTACACAAGATATACTGATGATCAAGTTATATTTTTACATAGACAGCCAGTTGGTTGGCCAAGCATAGTTCAAACTGGTATACCGCACAAGATAACAAACTATGGCAAGCAAAAACGATGGGTACTGAGTTGCGACCTAAGTTTGAAGTCTTCTCCGGATCAAGGACTTACTTGGCAACAAGCAAAGGAAATTTTTAAATCATGGATAGTATAGAGCAAGCACGTAAAATCTTAACATCTGGTATTCCTTGGTTGGAGCTAGACTTAACTTTTCCTGTAGATGCATGGAAACAACAAGCTCTCGAAGCAGGACCTTTTTATCAAGAATATAGAGACAGCGATAGCAAAGGGTGGGCCAGTTGCTGTCTACATGGACTGGCAGTAGACAAAACATATACCGCTGACAACTATGGATATGGTGAATACAATGCTCCGTATCAGTATACAGAATTGGCATACAAGACGCCGCTTATAACGGACTTTTGGAAATATCAATTTCCTGCAGAGAGATATACTCGTATTCGTTTTATGCGAGTGGCACCTGGCGGCAGTATTAACTGGCATAACGATGGGCAGTTGCCTGAAGGTATAGATCCATTACAAAGTATACTGCCAATTAATGTTGCTGTTATACATCCACAGAATTGCGAAATGGAAATAGAAGGACATGGGGTAGTTCCTTGGACCGAAGGCAAAATTATCATGTTGAATATTAGCAAGAATCATGCTGTGTTCAATCGTAGTGCTAAAGATAGAATACATATGATTGCCAATATTGTATTGGGCAACAAAACCAAAGAGTTTTGTGAAATGCTAGTGAGATGTTATAATAAACAATATGGTCAAATTTAATACACCTGCAGGCAGTTCAGATATCGTCTACATCTTTTTGGATAGAATACACACTTGCCAAAACACATGGACTGCTGAGTTGATGAAGAACCTTAGCGACTTTGTTCTAAGTAATATTCTAGATAAAGGCTTTAATGTTATTCAAGGCCTAGATGAAGATGCTATGCTTAAAGAAGCGGCCAAAGACTACACACACGCTGTGGTACTAAGCACAGGCACAGAGTTTATCAACGGTGATGAATTCTTCCACGAAGTTGAAAAGTTAGTGTATGGCAGTTATAAGTTTTTTCTAATGGGGCATATTCCAGACAGGGATGACGGATACTATGAACTGCACGACCAGTGCTACATTATCAACCTTGAAACTTATAACACTTTAGCATCACCTATAGTAGGTGAGTTTGCTTACTACAGTGAACATACACAAGTTGAACCTCTACGCAGTATTGATAATGTACATGACGACTATACGCCTGTTTGGATCAAGCCCGGAATAAAATTAAAAAAATATAAACATAAATGGCATGGATGGAATATTGTCAGTGTAGCACTGGCCGCTGGCGAACTTGTGGAAGTGTTTCCAGAACAGTTTAGAAACAACAAAGTCTACTACTATCCAAACTATGAACCATCGTTCATACCTAAGAGCACTTACTTGTATGGCAAGAATCAAGTTGCGGCACAGACCATGTTCTATCCGCACAACACAGAAGAAATTGTTAAGGTAGATTTTAAAGGCCCTATACGTCAGCTAGTGACACAGTCCAGCGGACTAAACTGGGTAGACTATTTGATAACATACAGCTACAATGCAGACACAGTTGTACGCTTTGTTGACTACAATTTGTTTGCCCTTGAGTGCATGAAATATATTGTGGATAACTGGAACGGCACTAACTATGCTGAGTTTGTCAGCGACTATATTAAAAAACGCGGATCGTTTGTTGGAAGAGACGGAAGCGATTGGCTTGCCTCACAGGGCAAACTATATGATCCAGATATTCCTGAATGGACGTTGATTCAACAAACAGTCAAGTTTGAATTCCGTCATGAGGACCTTGTGCTTAACAAAGGTTTAGCTGTCAGTAAGTGGGTTGATTGTGTGCCAGGTACAATTGTACACTTGAGTCATATATTCAACTACGATCCAGTTGCACCATTTGTTCCATTAAAACATAGAATTTACAGCGAGAAGCTGTTGTTAAGCAAACTAAAAAAACATGTGCCAGATGCTACTATTATCATGGTGAGCAAAGTGTCTGAAGACCTACAGCGTCCAACATGGCACATGAACGGAGATTGGAATGGAATTTAAAAAGGTAGCAGTTACAGGACACTCCAGTGGCATAGGCAAAGGCATATACGAGTACTTTGCGGCCAAAGGCATCAATGTCAAAGGATTTGATAGAGTTGGCGGGTTTGATATTGGCACTAGAGAAAACCAGGACTTGATTGTAGAACTGACCAAGGACTATGATTTGTTCTTTAACAATGCCTACAGTGGTTATGCACAAGTTGAACTGATGAAGCTATGGCAACAACAGCATTGGCACGACCAACACTTTATTATCAGCACCAGCAGTATGGCCGCAGAACCTTTGGCAGATATCCCCACCAACTTTCCATGGCTCACAAACTACGGTGAAGAAAAGTATGCTGTCAATAAAGCCAGCTGGGAAATCAATCACAGTGGTAGCAAGTGCAAAAGCATAGTGATTATGCCAGGTGTGGTGCAGACCAACTTTTACAACCCATACGACACAGCAGAACAGAACGGCATGGAGATATATAATAAAGTAGTGGAAACAAACAGCATTATAACAGTAAGTGATTTGATAAACACCGTCGACCTTGTGTTACAAAGTATCAATGGTAGAAACTTTATTTCAAGCATGACGGTTTTAAATGGATACTAAAATAGATTGGTTAAAATATAAGAGATTCTTCGCCTTCGGGTGCAGTTTTACCAGTTATGTTTGGCCTACTTGGGCTGATATAGTTTCAAAAGAAATGCCAAATGCCGAGTATTTTAATTTTGGAGTTAGCGGATCTGGAAATCTTCTTATTTCATTAAGAATTGCCGAAGCAAACAATCGGTTTAAATTTACTGATACTGATTTAATCATGGTTATGTTTACTATATATACTAGAGAAGATAGATGGGTAGATAATAAGTGGATCACTCCAGGAAATATATATAATAACGATATCTATCCTAAAGACTGGGTAAAAAAGTTTGCCGACGAGCGTGGATATTTAATTAGAGATGCGGCGTTGATAGACATGTCAATGAAATATTTGGATCACTTACCTTGTAATAAATACTGTATGCTAAGTGTTCCTTTTATTGAGAGATCGGATCATTGTGAACTTAATGGAAAGACGCACAAAGATATTCTAGATACATACTTGGCTACCTTTGATAGGTTGCCCCCTTCAATGTTTGATCTTGAAATAAGAGAGAGTACTCAATTAGATTATGCCGGGTTTAAAGATGGGCATCCTAGTACTATCCGTTATTATAATTACTTAAAGAAATTAGGAATTAACTTAGGCGAGAAATCCAAAAGATTTTCGGAAGAATCGTCCGATTTGTTAAAAACAATAACAAATAAAAAAATAATACCACTATACTTTGCAGAACAAAAAAAGAATATAGAAAGATTTGCTAAATTAATGTTTTAAATTGGATATAACATGGAAAACGTAAAAAAAATATGGAGAGGTAACGAGATTGCTATCAGAGACGATCTCATGTCATTCCAACAAGGACTGATAGATGACTTTATGGCAGGCCATTCTACATTAGAAGAAGCTGTCATGGCACAATGCGATGATTGTATCAATAGAGATATGTACAGCGAAGAATGGTATGAAAGTTCCAAGCATCAAGTAACACATCAGAACTCAGTTACTCGCCAATGGGAATCTGGACTAAGCTGGTGGAAGGGCGTTATGATTCGCACTTATATCAAAGGCGGTGACGGCCAAGAACCTGTTGATATGACCATCGACGAAGAAGGTGCCAAACGTTACCCAACCATGATGAAGTTGTTAGAAAAATATTTTGACAAGTGCTATGGGTTAGTATATGGTGTAATGGGTCCAAGAACTATTTTACACAGACACCTTGCTCCAGAAAACGTAGAAGGCTTGTATGTTAGAATACACATTCCCCTAATCGTTCCCAAGGGTGATTTGTTTTTGGAATGTCACGGCGAAGAAGTAACGTGGGATGACTTGTATGGATTTAATAATCAGCATTTGCATAGTGCTCACAACTTGTCCGATGAATGGCGATTAGTTGCTATCATTGACATTGACCGTGAACACGCTGGACTACCCAAAGGCACATATCACAACGAAGATGGTGCGGAACATTTTAAAAACTTTACACGAGGTTGGATTGGTGCTAAGTGATTGGATTGACCGTATAAGCAAAGCCAACGCAGAGTTGGGTGGCATGAGTGTGTGCCCGTATGCTCGAGGTGTTGAATACGAACTTGTGGAAACAGATGGCGGTGATATCAATCCGCCACCTTGGAACTTTGAACTTATTGTTTACCGCTTGCCGGATCACTATACCATAGAGGAACTTGGCGATATTGCTAAAGAGTATAATAACTTGTACCCTGAAATGGTGTTCTTACCAGACCATAAGGACAAAGACACTTATATAAATGGTGTGCAGACCAATAATGGAAGATATAATCTTATCTTGTGCCAGTGGAGAGACAACTTGGCCAAAGCCCGAGAAAAGTTAGCCAAGTCTAGCTACTATACGTTCTGGGCTGAAGAATACTTAAATGAAATACTAAACACATGATATGGACTAACTGGGATCCTTTACGTGAAGTCATTGTGGGCAACTGCTATCCTGGCCATACCAGTAACAGACTTGCCCGTATACTTGAAGAAACCAAAGAAGATTTAGATGCACTGGCAAGTTATCTAACCAACATGGGTGTGCGTGTGCATAGGCCTAAGGTTACTACGTTCCCGTCAGAAATCAATCTTGGCAACTTTACAATACACAATGCCACAGCACCCATAGTGCCACGGGATCAGTATTTGGTTTATGGTAACACGATATACCAAACATATACCAGTATGCCGGACAGATACCTGGACAGCGTCAACTACTATCATATCTTTAAAGAGTTTTTTGATAAAGGCTACAACTGGATCAGTCAGCCACCTCCCGCATTAGAAACCTTAGTAGACAACTGGTGGGCTAACGGTGAAGATGTATATCATAGACAACTCAAAGATAGAATCTTGTGGCATACTGCTACCATGTTCAAGTGCGGCGACAAGTTAGTTACCAACGCATATGGTCCAGGTAACCGAGCAGGATTAGATTGGATGATACGCAACTTGCCCGCTGACACAGTTGTGGGCGTAGGCGAAACACATCAAGCGGGCTTTGGACACATTGATCACGGATGGTTCATGGCAAGCGATGAACTGGTGTTCTGTGTGAATAAATCCTGGGTGCCAGCCAAACTGAGAGACAAAGAAATCGTAGAACTTCAGGAACTGTTTGAGCCTTTTGATGATGTGAAGTTTATACAAGATTTCCAATCCACTGAAGGAAAGTTTTCAGATGCTTGGTTAGACAAGTGGCTGGGTGAATGGAAGGGCTACGCACAGGAAGTATTCTTTGACAGCAATGTATTAGTTGTAGACAGCAACAACATCTTGTTCTCAAATACACAACCTCGCATATTTAAAAAACTGGAAGCCTACGGAATCAACTGCCACGTGGTGCCACAACGACACGGCTTGTTTTGGGAAGCAGGCATTCACTGCCTTACATTGGACTTAGTTCGCGACGGTGATCGTAGAACGATAATCTCTTAAGGCTTGATTCATTTTAAACTCAAACTCTTCGAACCACATGGTAGTGGCAGTGAGCGGAATGATAAACAGCAGACCACTGCCGCCTTCGTTCCACATGCCAGCACTGATACCATACTGATATAAAAACTGCTCAAATACTTCTTCTAACGGCTTGTCTTGTAGTAGTGTTAGATTAAAAACTAATCCATAGTTGTTGTAGCCTTTAATAAGTTGTGCTTCCTGTAGTCTACCGCACACTGCTTTGCCCCAGCGTTCTAACTTAGCGTAGTTATCAAATACTCGTTCTTGCTCTAAAATGTCCATGTAGGCCAGCGTTGAATATATTCCGCTCAGACTAAAGCTGTAACTGAATCCATGCAAGAAGGGCATGTGTTGTATCTTATTAAACACACGATCATTCACCATAGTAGCACTTAGTGGAAAGTAACCGCCAGTCAGTGCCTTGCCCATTGTAAAGATATCGGGCTCAACTACTCCAGTCCAGCCAAAGAATGTACCAGTCTTCCCACCGCACATTGCGATGTCATCAACAATAAGAACTATGTTCTTATCGGTACATGTCTTACGTAGGCCGTCCCAGAAATCTTTACCTGGATCATATAATCCATTTTGCCAACTGGCAGTTTCTATAACTACAGCACACAAGTCATCAGTTATCATGTCCAAGTTATAATCACTAACAACACAGCGTGGATCTTTGCCAAACATGTCAGTCATATAAGTTGCATCGCTAACACTTGAACTCATGTATGTGCTACCATGATAGCTTTTCTTAAAACCAAGAAACTTGTTACGTCCGTTGTAAAGCTGTGCCACACGCAAGGCACCTTCTACGGCATCGCTACCACTTAGGGCAAAGATACTGCGATAGCCACACATGCTGTACAAGCGTTCGCTCAGTTCTAACACCGCAGGGTTGGTTGTAAAAAACTCTCCTGAGCAGAAGGACATGTTTTTCATTTGTTCAGCAACACGGTCAATAATGTCTTGACGTTTAAATCCCAAAGGAAAGCAACCGCAGTTACCCAAACTCAAATCTAAAAATTTTTCTTTGTTCTCGACAAATCCAAACTCAGTGTATTCAGTTATGTTTCTTACTCGTTGGGTACTGTTAGTTGCGTAGGGAAATATTAGTTTGCTCATACTATGCTTAGAGTAAGTGATATTCGTTTTGAATCAGTTGCTATGTTTTCCACGCTGTGTATTTTTCTAACATCAAGCCTGTGCCACGTGCGTTCTGCTATTTTACTACTTTGTTTTAACTCCAGTCTCTCGTGGGGTATTGCTGTTTGTGCTGTTACTGACAAAGTGGCAAACTCACTTTTAGGCTCATAGAAGTTTGTAGTTGCATCTGCACTGGATATCAAATAGTTGATAGCAGATGTCCTAACTTCATCAACGTGCGGAGGAACATACATACCATTAGTCATAACTTGTATGTTTATTGTAACATCTTTGCTGATGTTTGTAAACACCCAATCTTTAACACGTTCGCTTGGATCCAAAAAATAATAATCAACCAAATGTGGAAAGTGATCACGTGCTTGTGAATAGTGATAGCCAATATTAGTATCAGCTGTATAAGCCGTCTCTCCCAACAAGTCGATTGTAGCCGCATCGGCATTGACTAGGAGATTGTTCTTTTGAAAATGTGCGTGAGATTCAATAGTGTTCAAAATATCCAGTTCAAGGTCAAGAGGCAAGGGTGGGTAGTTGAGATAACTAATATACATAGAGATATTTATAAGGTACTTTAATGCGTATTACTATTATTGGTGGAGGAACTGGTGGGTGGCTGTGTGCCGCTAGAGTCAAGCAGAAACTGCCCTTGGCCGAAGTCACACTGATTGAAAGTCCAAAAATACCACCCCTGGGCGTGGGGGAAAGTGTTGTGCCACCTTTGAGATTGTTCTTACAAGAACTTGGCCTACAAGACACTGACTGGATGGATCGCACAGGTAGCATTTATAAACTTGGTAACCGTTTTGAAAACTGGGTACACAATCAAGGTGAGCAACAATATTTCACATTCAGTTACAACTTGGCTGAAAAGAATATGTTTGCTGATCAAACCAAGTTGGGCATTGAGCCATGGCTTACCTACAACCATACTGATACAAGACTAACTGACTACTGGCTGGCCATGGGCAAGCAGGCCACAGAACTCAATCCAGACCTGGACTGCCAAACTTATTTTATGGACAAGAACTTGTCTCCTTTTATAGGAGAAGATTATAAACTGAATCCCTTATGGTCAAGCAGTCTACATGTCAATGCTGACAAGTTGGCAGGAGTAGTTAGAGAAGTTGCAGTCAAAATGGGAGTGGTTCACGTACAAGCTGAAGTTGAACAAGTAGTTGTAAATGAACAAGGCATTGAACGATTAGTTTTAGATACGGGCGAAGCAACAGCTGACTATTATTTAGACTGCTCAGGGTTACGAAGACTACTGATCAGTAAAGTCACTACTACCTGGAGAGCCAACGAGTTTATACCCACAAACAAATGTTGGGTCATGCCAGTCAAGTATGACGATCCTTATAGTGAAATGCACAACTACACACGCAGTATGGCCATGACAGCGGGCTGGAGATTCAAAGTTACTTTATATCATCGTTATGGTACTGGCTACTGTTTTGACGATCGCTTCGTCTCTGAGCAAGCGGCATTGGATGAAATACTCCAACAAGTTCCAGAAAAGAATCTCATAAGACAGCCACGTATGTTAAAATGGACTCCCGGATACTATACAGAGCCGTGGACTAAGAATGTAGTTGCTGTGGGACTTAGTGCTGGCTTTGCTGAACCTATGGAAGCCAATGGCCTATACCTAACTATATCCAACATAGATGCCGCATGGCAACAGTTAAGCAAAATACAACAAGTGGGCTTGGAAGAATCCAGCAGACGCTATAATCAAAAAGCCGTTACTCTATTTGATGACACGTATGAGTTTATCTATGCACACTATCATTTGACACAACGTACTGACACTGAGTTTTGGCGTTATCAAAAAGAACTGGGCATTAAAAACAACACAGCAGACATGGTGCGTAGTCACTATCGCAACCCAATAAACACTACGCAAATGTGCGGAGATGGTTTTACAATATATCCAGAATATGTATGGGCCGCTATGGCAGTTTACTACGGAGTAGATACCAGCAAGTGGGACTTGAGAATCAAACCAGAGCTATTAGAACCTGCAAGACAGCATTTTGCTCAGTTGAACAAGCGTTGGCAAAATCAATCCTCTCAGCATGGCAGTTTTTATGATTGGTTAAAAGCCAATAGGTTCAATGGCCTATCGCATAGTCAAGTACAACAACAACTGGACCTATGACATTTTACAACAAAGTCTCTATCATACAAATAGAACACAGCAGTATGTGTAATGCGGCTTGTCCTCAATGCCTAAGAGAGTGGTGGGGAGGCGACTACAGTCGTATCAAACAAACATACATACCTACTGAGTTTTATGAAACACGCATTCCACAGCATGTGTATGACGGTTTAGAAAAAATAAACTTTTGTGGAGACGTTGGAGATCCATGCACAGCTCCTAACTTTATAGAAGTGTGCAGAGTTATACAGCGAAAGAATCCCAACATAGCTATAACAGTCTCAACCAACGGCGGAATGAAAAGTGCTGAGTGGTGGGCAGAACTTGGCAGTGTGTTACGACCACAGGATGTTGTTGTGTTTGGTATAGATGGTTTAGAAGATACCAACTGGATCTATAGAGTCAATGTGCGTTGGAGTAAACTAATGGACAATGTCCGTGCGTTTATCTCAGCAGGCGGTATTGCTTACTGGCAATTCATTAGTTTTGCACATAACGAGCACGAGATTCCTCTTGCAGAACAACTAAGCAAGGACATGGGCTTCAAAAACTTCTTTACTATACCCAACAATAGATTTGCTGTGGAACAGTTATTTGGTCGAACTGTCACACTAGGTGCGAATGGTCTACCATTAAACCCTCCAACAGCAGTTTCAGAAATATCAGTTATCCTTAAAGACGGCAAACTACCTAAGACAGTCGAGGAGTGGGCAAGTGAAGCTGAAAAAGGATGTATTAAATGTCAGGCACAGGATACGGATGAAGCATACATCGATGCCGAAGGCCACTTGCTTCCCTGTTGTTATATTGCAGGTGCCAAGTTCACACTAAATCCAGATGATCCTGATGGATACTATTCATTATGGACCAACTATGGCAGCAATAAGATTAACCTTAATACCAACGACTGGGATGATGTTGTGGCAGGAGAGTTTTATCAGCATCTTGCTGACAGCTGGACAAAAAAGTTTAGTGAAGGCAGACTGTTGGTGTGTTCAGGAACGTGTACTGATAACAATGCACAATTTTCAAAATACAAAAATAAAGTAACATGAAAACAATTGGGTACTTTGGAGATAGCTTTTGTGCTGAACGTATTAACGGGCACAGTCTTTTACACAGATACGACAGCTACATGGTTAAGTTAGAAAATCACTACGGCTGTAAAACGGTTAACACTGGAGTGGGCGGTAGTGGAGTATGGGATTTGATTATTAATCAGTTTAATGTATTAGAGAATGTACCAGACGTGTGTGTATTCTTTTGGACCAAACCTGGAAGATTATTCCATCGCGAAGTTAGAAAACTAAGTGTTGGCCATGTGCTACAACCAAAGTGGTACAGCTATAACCCTTTTAAAAAACCAGTATATGATGCTGCCAAAGGGTATTACTTACATTTATTAGATTGGGAAAAAGAGCAATTAGAATATTTGTCTGCCATTGAATACTTTGATAGGCATACGTTATCTAAATTAAACAGCAAGATTGTACACATATGGTGCACGGAGATTGGCAATCATAGATTTATAAATGGTGTAGAATTACACCCGGCATTGTATAATCTTAGTTTAATTAACTCAACTCCAGAGGCTATGGATAGAGATCCACGTTGTAATCACCTAGAAGGCAATGCTAAGAACGAACTAGTGTTTAGTTGGATTAGAGATGCTATAGACAACTATCAGAGTGGTACACTCGTTGATAGATCGCAGGAAGTGGATCACCTGGCCATTTAACATACTCGGTCAAGCTGTATTCGTTTAGAATAGCAAAGTCTACTTTACCGTCAACAGCAATCTGATCTATGTACTTGCTACGCTCTGCGTTCAGTATGGGCCTATACAAGTCTATGGCAATGGGTTGTTCTGCATAGCTACAGGTAGTGTAAAACCCAAATGCTTTTAATTTACCCGCTTTAATATAATGATAGCAAGGATACATTGTTATCTTGTAGATTTGCTCAGCACGTAAGTCGTGAATAATAGTTTCTAAATCTTGTTGCCATGTAGGGCAAAAGTCTGCAACATCATCTCCACGCCGCAAAATCTTTTCACAACAATCTCCTTGCCATTCTATGAATATGCGTCTAGTAGCATAATCCACATCTATTAACCTAGCACACCACTCGTATTTTTGAAAATGTGTTAGAAACTTTACTTCGCGAGCAAAACAAGCATTTAATAATTCTTCGCTAGCTTCTGTAGTACGGTAGCTACTGTTGTTAAAATTCATACACAGTATATTTTCACTGTCATTCAGCAAGGGTTCGTAAATAGCACCTGTGTAAGCAACACCTAGTTTGTCAGGACTAATACTGTAATAGTGTTTCCAATCAGTAGTGTTCAATGTGATCAATTCCCAATGTTTTTCTAAACTCAGCTGTGAACTTACCATCGATCCGTAGGCCATAGCTTTGTTCCATAATCTGTTCGCCGCCGTGCCAGTCTACATCATTCCACCATGCGGCACGAGTATTAAGATACACTTTGTTTTTGTTCTCTGGATCCCATAAGTAAAACGCTTTCTTAGTATTGGGACGAACATGAATAAATTCGTTGCGATGTGGCTTAACTACATTAACACCGTTCTTAGCATCCAAGTCTCTATGTTCAAAAGGTATGCCATCGGCTTCACAATGAAAGAATATAACACGGCCAATTTCCTCAAATACTGGGCCTACTAGACTTTCAACCCATTTAACCACTGTGGGAAAGTATTCAGCTTCTTCCGTTAGCTTACGGGGAGCAGTGCGATCATCCCACGAGCCTTCTTCCCACAGGTAATAATAAATGTAAGGATCGTATGCACCCATGGCCATTTTTAAAAAACGTGTAAACTTATTGCGTTCTTGAAAGTTTTTAAAGTCCTTGGGCATTAGTTCTAATCCTGCTTGTTTAATAGGATTAGTATTTGGTAGTGCCATGAACTCTTGCATTGCTTCATATATAGGTTTCCAGTGAGGACGATAACTCATATCATCAAATGTAAAACCTGGTGCCATCCAAGTGCCTTCTTTGGCAAACTCTCTAGCCAGTGCGAACCCGCGAATAATCTCTGGTTGCATTTGAGCAAATGCCTCCATATCCAAATACTGTTCCATGTTATAGTATGAAATGCCGTTTATGCCTTTAATCATATTTTCCTTTGATAATTAATATTATGAACTATGAATATTATTACAATAACGTGCCTGGCGTAGGACAAACACGTAACAATCTTATTTACACAAGTTTGATCTCCACCGATAAAAAAACATTTGTGCAATGGTATCATAATGATACAGGTTACCATAAGGGCAAGAACCAAGTTGTTAACCCTCAAAAGATGAATGAGAAATGGTTGCGTGAAGTTAACTATCTTACACAAATGCGTAACACTTATCCTGATTTAGTTCCTATTATCAAAAACATAGACCTAGATAATAAAAAACTTTATTTAGAAATAGACGGCCCAGATTTTTGGGAATGTTCAGGATGCAACATGGCAAACTATGACAGTGTGTTGCCCAACTGGCAGGATCAGATGTTGAATATTATACAAACACACAAGGATTTGGGCTGGCACAAATACAGTATGCACCCAAGCAGTTATTTTGTAGTAGACGGTAAGTTAAAGAGTATTAATTATTTTTTTACATACCGAAATGACGAACCTAATATTTCAATAGAAGAAGTTGAAAGTCATATCTATTCAACTAGGCAAGATGAAATGCGAAAGCACTTGGACAAGTTAGGAATCAAATGGAATGAACCGCAGCCTTGGAGTTTGTTTGATACACTATGCTGGGAAAGTTTTAGTACTAACTATCCTGCTGATTTTATAGAGCGAGTCAGATGTATAAAATAATTCCATGGTCGGAAGATTTAGACTTAACAGAATTTTATGCTGAAGCAGACAAACGTGGATTTGTTAATAACAATAGTCAGCAAACAATGGTAGACTGTTTTCGTAAAGAGCGTGAATGGTGTGTATGGATTTTATATTATAATGATCGTGCAGTAGGTAGTGTTGCGGCACACAGCATTAACGATGGTTATCGAATTTGTGCTAGAACGTGTGTTTTGACAGATTTCCTACCGTTAGATACACTACGCACACGCAATCAAATTATTAATCATCAACACATAACAGCACAGTACTTCATGCCTGCTTGTATAGAATGGGTTGGTGATAACGATATGTATATAACCACACACCCTAGTGAGGTGGGCACACAACGATTAGTACATACCGTATGGGGGCCAGGCTTAGAAAAAACAGGAGTCCTAACTAGAGCATTTGAACAAGAATATAGAGGTCATGTACAAACTTTTTGGAAGTTAAATACTAGTGTGTTTTTAGAACAATTAGATAAGGTAAGATGGAAACAATAAGTCTATGCGAACATTGTTATAGACATGTGCCAGCTGAAAAGTTTGTGCGTGACGGATCAGTATGGATGAAGAAAACATGTTCTGAACATGGCGTTAGCGAATATATGATAGAACGTGATGCTGAGTTTTATCACAGTTTAGAATTTGATCCATACGGATACGATGTGCCCAGTGGCATTATGGTAGAAGTTACTGACCGTTGCAATCTTAAATGTCCACACTGCTACCATGAGCCTGAAAGTGCTACAACAGATAAACCTATTGATTTAATTCTTAGTCAAATTGAATCGTGGCCCGATGATGCTGGCAGTGTTATATTGGCTGGTGCTGAGCCAACTATAAGAAAAGATCTGCCAGCTTTAATCAAACGTGTTATAAGATTACAAGAAGACTTAGGACGCAGTCACCAAGATGTAACTATACTAACAAATGGAGTTCGCTTTGCAGATAAGTCGTGGGTACAAGAAATAGCACAAGCTGGATGCAGTGCTGTTATGATAGGATTGAATCATGTTTCCTATCAAGGAAAAACTGTACACAAGAAACAACTGCAAGGTATAAAGAACTGTGTGGATGCTGGCATATATGTATACTATGTTGGCTATACATTAGAGGATGTCAATCACATTCCTGATGTGCTAGATGAAATACAACTGCTAGGTAATAGTGCAGGACAATATCGTGTACGTGCGGGCAGTGACATTGGGAGAAATCCAGACGAGCCACGCTACTATCTAAGCGATCATGTTAAATCAATCAAAGAATATGTAGACAGCAAAGGATGGACTTGGGAAAAAATTCCAGCTGATGATAACTTGTATCACTATATGGTTAAGATTAATGGTATTACACACAGGCTAATACAATGGAGTGATCCCAAGACTATTGACTTAGAAGAATTGCGATGCGGGCCGTGGTGCGACTTTGTACCAGGCAAACCTATAACAAACTTCTTACATCAAATCATGTTACGTGATGCGGCTGTTAATAAAAATATGATGTTGTGGGATACTATTGCTAAACGTTATCAGTTCCGTAGTAGAGAAGCAATGCGTTTAGATCCCTAGGCTTGTCTGTGTAGTAATGTAGCCTTCATATCTTCAGGTTCTAACATTACTTTAACAGTTCCAATAATTTTTTCTACATCAAATTCTTTACAGCTGAATAAGTCTACATAAGCGTCGCCTGAACCATCTACAAAGTGTGCAGTAAAATTACTAGTAGTAATCATTTGTAATACACTATATCCAGCATTCTCTTCTCCGGCTAGTAAATATTCAATTTGTGGTTTGCCAAACTCTACCATCTCTGCAGTTTTGATAATATGTTTGGTAAACATAGCAATAAATTCCTTATCTCCAATCTTATCTTTATTACAGCTCTTGCAGTCTAATGCTAAATGATATCCCCAACTCATAGTATTTCCTTTAATATTAATTTTGCCAATGCAATATGTGCGGCTTGCTCGTAATGATAGTGTGGTAGTTGTTTAAATTCACGTACCGTGCACCAATCTAAGTAATTAAGATGTCCTTCAAACTTAAACACATTATCTACATCAGGTACTTGTTCTGGAAACAAGGGCAAATGTAAATATGCTGTAGCATAACCCGAACATATATTATCTACACAAAACATCAATTCTTTAAGATTGTTTCTAGGGTGTAAATTTTTTATATAAAAATCATTGATTCCACTATTGAAGACGCCGTTCCACTGAACTCCTAATTGCAAAAACTTATCCGAGTCGCAACCAAGTCCTCCTGTTGGATAGTACATCTCAGATCTGTCAGTACTAGTGTATCCAAATAATACTAGACTGTTTGGATGTTCTTGTACTGCTTGTATTAATAGTCTTAGGCTACGAGGATTACTGCCTCCACTCATTGCATAGTTATAACAAGGCACATTCAACTGATCTGCAACTTGTTGCGGAAATGCTAACAATTTTCCAGATGAATCTGCTTCATCTATTGTTATATTACCAGAAAGGTAGTCATTTAAGTTATATTGGTTATCTAACTCACAGCCAGCAACATGACTGTCTCCAAATGCTAAAACGGACTCGAAATGTTTCATGTGTATTTTATACGCTTAAATATATGTTATGTTTAATGTGATACTATTTACCGATGCACCATACCCTCATCATAAGATTCGTGGCTATGGTGTACACAGGATTGCCAGCCAAGTTAGGGCTAACGGATATACTTGTCTAGTTGTAGACTTTAGTTCAGCATTAACCTTTGACAAGTATAAAGAAATCATAGATGCCAGTGTTGGTCCTGATACTTATATGATTGGATTTAGTACTACATGGTTGCCGTATCGCTGGCCCGAACTTCCAGGCGAATATACTAATCAAATTCCTGGACATCATATAGGTGTACAGCATGAAATGAGCCATGACAAAACCGAACAGTTAGATTGGCGTAAAGATAATCTAGTTGTTAAATTTGGCAAAAATGAAGTTGCAGAGTGGCTAACATATCCTAAGACCATTAACTCAAAATTAAAAATTGTTTTGGGCGGAGCCAAAGCAGACTTTTATATGGATTTAGAACATGTTGATCACGTTATATTTGGCATTGCTGAAACCATGACTTTAGATTTGTTAGATAAACTTAGCGGTAAGACTAAACGTATCTTTAACAAGTATATCGATCACGACCGCAAAGCACATGCTGACACTTGGGACTTTCGTGAAAGCAGTACACGTTATACCGAGTGGGACTTTATACAACCACAAGAAACACAAGTGCTTGAAGTTGGGCGTGGTTGCAGATTCAAATGTGCATTTTGTAACTTCCCGCTAATAGGACAAAAAAATGTTAACGATTATATCAAGTACCCTACCCACATACGTGATGAGCTATTAGAAAATTACGAGCGTTGGGGAACTACCAAATATTTTATTGTGGATGACACATTCAATGACAGCACAGAAAAGTTAGAAATGCTGGCTAAGGTCATGAGCGACTTGCCTTTTAAAATCAAGTTCTGGTGTTATACACGTATTGACTTGTTGGCCATACACCCTGAGCAAATGGAATTACTTAAAGAAATAGGTGTTGCTGAAACTTTCTTTGGCTTAGAAACATTTAACGATAAGAGTAGTAAAACTATTGGCAAAGGTATGCCAAGTAGTCGTCGTAAAGATACAATATACAAAGCCAAGGAAGTTTGGGGAGACCGTGTATGGACAGAAGGCGGCTTTATGATTGGCTTGCCTTACGAAACACGAGCCTCTTGGAAGCAAACTGTTGATTGGTTAAAACAAGACGATTGCCCTTTGGATATTAGTACTTGCTATCCACTTAATATAGTTAAAAAATCTGAGCGTAACAAATGGTTTCCTACCAGCTGGTTTGATAACAACTATGAAGACTTTGGTTACTATTTTCCAAAGGATGGAATAGAAGGAATGCTCGAGTGGCACAAAGATGACGCTACTGATATTCCTAACTTTACTATTGCCCAAAGTATAGCTGATGAAACATTGAGAGAACTTAAACCATATCAACGTGAGCGTAGGGGAGACTTTTATGCTAGTAGCTATAATCATCCCATACTTAGAGACAGAGAAGCAACACTGGATATGACGCCTGAACAATATCGTGCGGTCATGGCAAGTATTAACTTTGATGAGTTATTTTACACAACAGTAAATGAAGAATACTTTAAACCGTTGTTGGCTAAACTAAAAAATGTTTGACGTTATCTTATTCACTGACACTGTTCAATACGAAGTTAAAAGTAGAGGATACGGTGTGCATAGACTTGCTAGTCATCTCCGAGCCAACGGATATACTTGTTTAGTTGTAGATTTTAGCAGTTTAGTGTCTTGGAATATCTATACTAAAATACTAGATGGAGCAATTGGCAATGATACCTTGGCTGTTGGGTTCTCGACTACCTGGATGCCTTATAAATTTGATGGAGAAATCCGCACTCGAAATCCTGGAGAAGGCGGCGAAGCAAATGATGTACACCGACTAAACGATAACAGTATTGTATCAGCATTTAGTAAAAATGACTACAAACCGTGGCTTGACTATATTAAGAAGTGTAATCCAAATGTTAAAACTGTTCTAGGCGGTGCCAAGATAGATTTTTATTTAGATGCACCCACTGATTATGTAATTGTAGGATTGGCCGAAACAGAACTAGTAGATTTGTTAGATACACTGTCTGCTAGAACTAAACGCATATTCAATCGTATTATAGACCACGACCGCAAAGCACATAATGCCGTATGGGATTTTAGAACCAGTACGACAGAATATACACCACATGATTTTATTCTTCCTAATGAAACACTTAACTTAGAAATTAGTCGTGGCTGTAAATTTAAATGTGCTTACTGTAGCTATCCGTTGATTGGACAGCGTACACAGGATTACCTCAAACATCCTGAAGTTATTCGTAGAGAATTAATGAACAATTACGAACGCTGGGGAACTACCAAATATTTTATTGTGGACGATACGTTCAATGACAGTACAGAGAAAATGCAAATGATGACTGACATTAGTCAGAGCCTTCCGTTTGAACTAAAGTTCTGGTGTTATCTTCGTGCTGATATTATAGCCGCACATCCACAACAAATACAGTTGTTAAAGGATATGGGCATACAAGAAACTTATTTTGGGCTTGAAACATTTAATCCCAAGACTGCTAAGTTCATAGGCAAAGGTATGGCCATGGGCAAGATAACTGATACCTTATACAAGTGTAAAGAGTACTGGGGTCCTCGTAGTTATCTTGCCGCTGGCATTATTATTGGCTTGCCTTATGAAACACAGGCTAGTATACAAACTGCTGTGGACTTTTTTCATAGGCAAGACTGCCCTATTGATCTTGCCAATACATTTCCACTCAGCATCATTGGCAACCATGATATGGTCAAGTATATGTATATGAGTGAGATTGATAGAAACTATAACAAATATGGATACTATTTTCCTAATCCAGAAACTAATTACTATAATTGGCGTAAAGATGATGATACTGATATAAAAAGTTATGAACAAGCAGATGCTATGGCTCACACAATTAATCCCACATTACCACATAAAGATTATCGTGGATGCTTTTATACCAGCAGTTTTAACGACAGCAGAATAAGCAATAGAGAAAAAAATATAGACTTAACAGACGAAGAATATCATCGCCTAATTAAGTCTATTGATTTTAAAGAACTATTTAGAGAAACAGTTCTTAGAGATTACTTTGAACCTTTAATTAAATTCTGTACCAACTAGTTCCGGTTGCACGATATACATATCTAACAACAAATCCTGAAACTTGTGACCCAGCAAACCCTGGAACAACTGTCCCAGTCCCCACAACTAAGGTTACTGCATTACTTGCAACTGTAAATGTACATACTTGTCCATCTACTGGACTTGCAGGCATGTTAATAGTGGCTGTTAAACCAGTAGTTCCTACTAATAATATGTTGTATGATTTCGTTGAACTTAAAGTGTATGAGGCTGTGGTACCTACTGTTATATAGTTAGGGCTATAATATACTAATCCACTAATTGAAAAATTAGGAGTCGCTAACGTTCCGTTAGAATTAAATGTAAGATAATTTGTACCGCCGGTTGAATTGATAGTGGCCGCTCCAAACATACCTGGTACGCTTCCAGAAGCAACAGTTGCATCAGGATCAACAAATAAACCATAGAATCCGGCAGTTTGATATATGCTGCCATCAAAGCCCATAGCTTGTTGATGCCAAATTGGATCACCGGGTTGTAATGCTTGAGGTGATGTAAACGTGTTTCGAAGAATCCTTGCAACTAGTCCACTATTGTTAGTACCATTAGTAATACCTGTAAATACCCCAAATGTTTGTGAAGAACGCAAGAATAAAGTGTTAGGATTAGCATTAGTACCAATTGATATAGGACTATTAACTGTATAACCTACAGTACTAGGAGTAGTTGCACTTCCTGTTATAACTGATCCGTTCAGTGCTGTTGTTGTAGTAGAAATAATACCAGCACCAGTTATGTTAAATCCGTTTGCATCCAAATCGCCGCCCAGCGATGGATTGGTATCTGCAGAAACTTGTAAGGCTGCACCTGTAGCAATAATAGTAGTACATTGTGCATCTGCCCATGCAAGACCAGTACCTAGACGAATGATAGGATCTCCACCGTTATCTATACCGTTACCAACATACAGTTGTTTAGTATCTGTAGTGAATACAAGTTCACCTAGTTCAAATGAAGTTGTTGCTCTTTGAGCATTTGTGCCGCGTCTAATTCGTAATGACATGTACTATCTCCGGTATTCGTGTGTCAACTTTGCTGACCATTATAGTGTATTTATTCAATTTGAGAAATAGGAGATAGCTTGTTTTAGTCAAAAAAATAGGGCCCTGAGGCCCTATTAAAGTGCTACTATATTACATAGTAGGACCGTTACCATTTTTAAATCCCACACTTCCACCTTCTGCTTCAATACGTGCAATAACATCTTCAAACAAGATAGGTGCAAAGTCTGTTTGTTCTACACAAACACAATGGTAACGAACATCGTTTTCATCGCTGTATAACACTTCACCAGTTCTAGCATCAACCCCACGTGCCTTCTTCACGCGATTTGCGTGAGTATGTCCGTGAATGTTAGTACCAAAACGACCCATTGAATCTGAGTGTAATGGAATGTGGCTTAAGATCATGCCGTTCATAACATGGTATGCACGTAATTCTCTAAAGTACTGCCTGTACTCGTCATCTCTGAAGATGTCGTGGTTGCCGCGGATTAACACCTTGTCGCCGTTTAATCTCGACATGATTTTTAACGCTTTACGGTTAATAACAACATCGCCCAAATGGTACACCTTGTCAGTGGGTTTTACCCGTTCGTTCCAAGACTTGACCATTGCTTCGTCCATCTCATCTGGATCTGTCCATGGGCGTAACTTTGTCACCCCATCGTTTCGGGTAAACTTACATACGCCAGTGTGGCCAAAGTGCGTATCGCTTACTAAAAATACACTAGGCATATTGCCCTCCTTTCTTGTTTAAGTATATATTATACTGCCAAAAGGAGAACTTGTCAACTAGCTTCTGCCTCTTCGAACAGTAAATTTTCTGGTTTATCTAGCACAGCCTGGGCTAGTGCTAATCGTTGTTGTATAATGGCACAATATTCCGCACTCATTTCAGTGCCGTGAAATTTTCTGCCTGTTGCCATACACATTTTGGCTGTGGTTCCTGATCCTGTAAATGGATCAAAAACTGTATCGCCTGTATCAGTCCACGTTGTAATCATATCTTGTGCCAACTGCTCGGGCATAATTGCAGGATGCTGAAATGCTATTTTGTCCTTGCTACTATGGCCACCACCTACACTGTATTCAAATATGTTACGAACTTTGGTAAATTCATTACGTTTGGTTTTTGTGTAATTCATATCACCGTCTTTACCGCGATGCTTCATGCTGGCTTCGAGATGTCCGTACTTGGCTTTAACCATAATAGGGTTAAATGTCTCAGGTGTATCCTTACTGAGAATGAAAACATATTCCCATGCTTGGTGATATCGTTTGCTACTAACACCTGCGGGCATGGGATTCTTTTTAGCATATATCATTGTATCATGCAATCTAAATCCCAGACTCATAAAATACAATGCTTGACGCATACTTGTGCCAGTCTCGCTACCTTTGACTGTAGCATCTGCTACATTCCAAGCAATTACTCCACCGCTCTTGGTGGTACGCCATAGTTCTTTGGCAATGTCTTCAAATGGAAAACTGTATCCATTGTAGTCCCTAATGTCATCATAAGGAGGACTAGTAAGTGTAAATTTAATACTGTTGTCTGGAATAGTTGCAAGATAATCTAAACAGTTGTCATGGTGAATTGCGATATCATTCGCTGAATAAAAGAGTGCCACGATTTTGTTCCTTCAGGTTAATCTCTGTCAAAATAGTGTCTTTATCAAAACTCCAGGGATCAGGTATAGGAATTTTTAATTCAACAGAGTAAGTATATTTAGTGAGGTTTTTATATTCTTTAAAACAAGTTGCTTCACGTTTAGCATTGCCGTTAATACGTTCGCACACTTTTTGCGGAACACCGTCGATGTCAATATAGCCGCCTACAGACGCACCCTCGCGTACCCATGTAAGTTTCTTAGTATCAATAGGTTGATACTCTTGCCAAAACAAACTTATGATATAGGACGATTGTTTACTGTCGTATCCATGTACACCTACAACTTCACAAGACGTTGTAGTATTGTATTTTTTATAACTTTCATCAACGTTATCTTTAAATCCTTGCAGTGTAGCCACTCCAATCTTCTTTGGAGGAACAGTGCTATCGTTTTTAAAATCAAGCTGTTGTCTACGCTGTACTATTTCAAGTCCAGCAGTCCATTTGTTCTGTTTAACATTTTGATGCGGACCCAAGAACATTGCAGGATTGGTTTGAAAATCTCTCCCTGCCTTTGTTTTAAGTATATGCGGATTAAGCATCCTTGTCTTAACAGACATTTGAATATCGCCCAAGTATCCGTCTGCGTAAAAGTTACCGTCGCCAACATGGTTCATGCCAAATGCTTGGCAAATGGAATATTCTAAAAATCTTGGCGGTAATGTATCTCCAGGAGTAAGAATACTCTTTAATCCATGGTAAACTCTTGCTTTAAATAAATCGTTATCAAATGTTAACATGCGTTCCAAATCTCCTTGAAGCCTTCTTGTTCAGTTGGATCTTCCCAGCTGGCAATCATGCTGGCAATCACATGATCTGGGATTTCTTTACCTGGCCGGCTCATTAGACGCCGCATGAGTTCTTTGTGTTCAGGTGTTTTAAACACCACAGCAATATGCTCATAGTCAGGCAACATTCGAAACTTATTAGCACGACTTTTAACAGTGGTGCTGGTTTGATCCCAGATTATAGTGTGACCATGCTCACGTGCAAACACAACCTGTTCAGCCATTAGGTTAACTGCGGTGGGCATGTATTCAGTAAACACTTCAGAGTAAGTTTTACCTTGTGCTCTAGCATAGTCTTCCACAAATGTATCTGTGCTAACTACAGTCAGACCCAATGCCCAGATTTGGTCTTTAATCCAAGTGCTTTTACCCGAGGCTGGCACACCAATCAATTGATAGCATTTTGGCATTAATGTACCGCTTCCTTAGCATCACACTCGCACTCGACCACCCAGTTGTTGAACTGGGTAAACTTGTCAACTGCTACGCCAAGGCCAACTGCTTCGTTTACAAAGTGTTGTAACAGTGCATTATACAGTGCATCGGGCATTGTGTTTTTATCAAATTTAATTTTCATTACCAATTCTCAATTCCAGAAATTTCAATTGCGAATTTGCCTTCATAGCCGTTTATCTCTGTGAAGACTGTTAGTGTAGTTATGGATCCAATTCCAGAATCACTGTCTTGAGTTAATTCAAAACAACCTGCTTCTGGAAACTTTTCCATAACTTCCAAAATTTTCAATACTTCTTCTTTACTCAAATGCATTAGATATCTCCATCTTGCCGCATAAACTCTTCACCTGCCAATGGTACTGGCTTTTCATTCTCGTCGTATGTCCATCCCAATGCTTTCATCATACGATGTTTGACCAACAAGTTAGGAGCACGAAAACGCTCAGTGTCGTTGAACCCCATTGCTACGCCAACTTCGCAAACTGCACCACTACGGCATACGCCTGCAAAACAGTGTACTACAACATTCATACGATTGTCAAGAGCATGTTGTAACAAACGGACAAGTTCAGCCGCTTGCTCGTGACTGCACTTCATTGCTTCTTCGAGTACATGATCCTTTTCTTCCACGTCCAGGAACTCAAAGTCATGACGCTCTTTGAATTGGTGTTTGGCAGTTGGACGCCAACTGGCAGGATCAGTGATACTGATCAACATACTGTTAGGGCCAGCCGCATGATGAAACCCTGTTGGGATATCAGCGGCTGCTACATTTTCAATCCATGGCATTATGTTCTCTCCTTTTTAACGCGGCCAATTCGGCCTGCTTTGTTCCAAGTGTATGCAACACCGTCAGGACATAGTCCATCCTTAACAGTATCAACACCAAAGATGCCGCATACTTCAAAATCTGTTCCAACAATTCTTACAAATTCGTTCATACTTTTAGCAACATTCATTGCTTCGGCAAGTGTAAGAACCTTAAATGTTTCTTCTTTGCCTATTATTTTATACATTCTCGTTTTCTTTTTCTATACGTTTCATTATTACAGTAAGGCCAAATTACCGGAATTACGGCATCTTCAATATGACTAATTTGTTCAGCGGTCAAATGATCCAAATTCCAAACTAGTACTTCAAGCGAGTCTACATCTACTTTGTGTGTCACTGGAAAGTCTAGCACACCTGGTGCTACACGCTTTTTGCCAATCTTTACATAGTGACTGGGAATTGTTTCCACACCTTCGATGATGTATTTGCATACACCTTCTTTCCAACCTTCTGGAAACATCCATTTGGGTTCTACTTTTTCAACAGGTGTACTGTACAGTTCGCTCAAATTAACATCCAATTTAGGACGATGCGTTTGGTGACGATTGATTACTGTGTTTGTTGCGGCTTTACCAAAATAGAAGTTAACTTTTGGATAGATGTAATACAAGCCTCTATGGTTGCCCACTTCGGCTCTGTTGATTGCACCTTCGGTTGTTGAATAAGGTTCAACCCAATCAAAACCCAGATGTTCAAAAATTTCTCGAATAGCTTGTACGTTTTGTTTCATGTGTTAATTATACACTCAAAAAGAAACCCAGTCAACCTAAGCTGACCGGGTCCAAAAACTGTTGTTTTTACACAACTGTTTACAACTTGTAACGATCACTCATTACAGTCTTAAGCATAATGCCTTCTGGAGTGAATTGATCCAAATCAGCGGCTAGCAAGCTAGTCATGATGGATGGACTAAATCCACTTACCAATGCGGCACCACTCTTGTCTGACGCTACAGGCACGTTGTCTGAACTGTTTAGGTTCCAGAAAACAATCTGTGGCACAGTGTAACCTGCATCTGCGAACTTGCGTTCAATCATTTGCATTGCTGTGTCGTCGAAACGAGCACATTGGTTAAACTGCATGTCACTCAAGATCAGCAACATGGCTGGCATGTCGCTGGCTGGTACTGAACCCTTAACTGCAACGCTTAGGATCTTATCCATAGCGGCATGCAAGTTAGTGCTCATGTTCCAGTCACTCTTGCTCATTTGGTCAACCTTTTCAACAATGTTACCCTTTAGAGTAACCAGTTGTGGCTTGTCTGAGAAAGTTAAGAATGTGTCCTTGAACACGCCCTTGTTCTTGTCTGCTAGGTACAAGCCCAAGCTGATTGAAACGTCCATACAAGTTACGCCAGTGTTCTTGCCTGCTGGGCAACTCATAGAACCGCTAACGTCTACGATTGGCATGATGCTGGCATCTCCAACGTAGTTAGGCAAGCTGTCCCACTGTGCCACAATGTGGTCAGTAGCTGTCTTGTCCAAACTTGAACGGTAAGAACCGATAACACCCTTCAACACGTCATGTGGGAAGATTGCGTTGGCGTTAACCTTAACAGTCTTATCACCACTTACCAACTTGGCCACATACTCAGCGAATGCTAGTGTGTGACGGCTGAATGCCTTCTTGTAGTTGCGTGAAGCAACAGAAGGAACGTGACTGAAGTTGATGTTATCCCAGTCGCCTGCACACATTTGTGTTTCCACAACTGTGGTCATACCGACCAAACTCTTACGATACTGCTTTGGAGACATTCCGAAGAATGCTCGTACTTCAGCCGCAATCTTACCCTTACGAGGAGTCCACTTTGCAGCCAAACCGTTCTTAGTACGTAGGGCATCGCCCAACATGGTATAAGCGGCTGACTTCAACACTGGTGATTGGAACACAAAGATGTCGTCCCAACGGCCCACTTCTGGAACCTTCTTCAACAGAGCCAAAGCGGCGTCTGGGTCACGCTTTTCTAGATGTACTAGAATATCGCGGAACAATTGACGTTCCCCTGCACCACCACGGACATCACGTGCCCATTGTGCGATGCGTAGTGCAACGTCAGAGTTTTCTACATAAGCGGCTGTGAAGTCGCCTGTGATGTTCTTACCACGGCTTGCACCGATCTTGTAGAACAAGTCAACACAAGCCGAAGCTGTTGACTTACGAGCCTTCATGCCATTGGCAGTACGGGCTTCTTGATTTGCTATTGCTGTTACAAATGCGTTCATTTTAATTACCTTTACAGAATGTATTTTATTTTCGATTATAGTTGAAATTTAAAGTTGCTGTTAACATTCTAAAACTTTAACAGGATGATCGTGCCAATTTGTTTATTTTCTGGTCTGGCCAATTATAGCACCCAGACCCTATCAACATTCATGTTGACTAGTTTGTGTTGTGTCTGTACAAACATCATAGAATGTCTTTCCATTCTGTCGTCTATTCCATCAGTGTCTATTTCTAGAAAGCATTTCTGCTTGTGCTGCCACCACCTTCAATAGCAGTTAGTTCAGAGTTTTTAAATTGCTGTAGTCATCCAAATATAACAGGATCGTTTTCTACTTTTTGTTTTTATCGAGGAGACTTATCGAAACTCCTCTATCTAATCCTACACATGCTAATAACCTTCAAAGCCAATTAAGGCTCCAGCGATTAACATAAGATTAGCGTTCCATTTAATATGAAGTTGCTGTACCGATCCTAAAACTTTCTTAACAATGTTACTTGCTATACGACTATTATAGTACAAACAACATGTCTTGTCTATATATTTTGGTGAAACAGGATACATTTTTTAACACTTTTGCTCTACCACTGAGCTATAACCGACTGCTGTTTAGGCTTGATCGGAAAGTGAGATTCGAACTCACGACCAAAAGTTTTTCCATGTTAAAAGTTGCTGTTAGTATCCTAAAATTGGAGCAACGGGAGGGATTTGAACCCCCGGTTTTACGGATTTGCAATCCGATCCATTGGACCGCTCTGGCACCGTTGCAATGTTTGGTAGGACGTGACAGGTTCGAACTGCCGACCTCTTCCGTGTAAAGGAAGCCTTCTACCGCTGAATTAACGTCCCAAATTCTTTGTCAAACTCGTTTCAAATATTCTGCACCAATTTTGCCACTTTGGATTTCCAATAGTGCAGTGAGGTTAGAATATACGTGTTCACGCTTGTCGCTTTCACGATGCTGGCGTTTAATCTCACGTGCTCTTGCTGCCGCAATTAGCACAAGATTAAATCTGTTGCCGCCTGATAGATCAACACATTGATTAGTGTCAACTTCAGGGCCACGACTAAGTCCAATTGGTTTGCTCATATATGCCTCGTTAAAATGTTATTATACTGTGTTTGTGTTGTAATGTCAATACTTTTTGGCCTCGCCACCAAGAATCGAACTTGGATCAAAGGTTTAGGAAACCCCTATTCTATCCATTGAACTACAGCGAGAATTAACAGGATGCATTTTTCTTTATACCAAAAGTTTAAAGTTGCTGTTAGCATCCTAATAGGGGCCACTGGTTAGTGACGATTCCACCATCTAGTTAGAATGAACTAGTACATTATTGGTTGCAGAGGATGGATTCGAACCACCGACCTCTAGGTTATGAGCCTAGCCAGATACCACTTCTAACACTCTGCGTCAACTTGGTGGAGGATGGGAGGATCGAACTCCCATAAACAGCTTGCAAAGCTGCCGTAATCCCATTATACTAATCCCCCAAACTTGGTCCGTGTGACACGATTCGAACATGCGACCACTGCGTCCCAAACGCAGAGCTCTACCAGGCTGAGCTACACACGGTTATACTGGAGCGGGATGGGAGAATCGAACTCCCGACATTAGATTGGAAATCTAAGGTAATACCATTTTACGAATCCCGCATACTTTATTGAAATACATTTAGGCCTTTTTCATCACGCTGATGGTGGCCGGTCCTTGCTACTCAAACTATGTTCAAGCTAAATGTACTTTAATAAAGTGTCTAGCTACCTACACCACATAGGCCCTAGACTGAGCGGTTACTCTGTCCATAACATTTGTTCTTCTGGAAAGGTGTTAAACCTCACCCAATGCGTTCCCGCCACTCCTTCACAGAGTACGGATGGTCATGGCATTGAATACCTAGCACTCTCTATGGTGACTGCCCCACCCACTTTCTTAACGGAAAAAGTGTAATCCGGGTTTTTGGTGCCCCAGTAAGGAATCGAACCTTCTTCTAATGCTTACAAGGCAATTGTAATACCAATATACTACAAGGGCAATATTTATTATCCTGCTGTGCTTGCTGTGCTTGCTGTGCCAGTGTCGTTGGTCACATAACCAGTTGGACCATTGCCACGTGGTGCATTTCTATCACGTGAGGGAGTTTTAATAACAACCTCACTGCACAGTTGTGCATCAATCATTGCACGTTTCCACTCATTACGTTTGACTGGATCTACAATGGATGCCAGCATGGTCTTTGTGCTCTTTCTCAATTTAAATGTCTTACCTGGTTTCATATTTTACCTTTGTTAAAATCTGGCGGAACGAAAGAGACTCGAACTCTTAAAGCGGCTTTCACCACTCGACGGATTAGCAATCCGCTCCAATACCATTATGGGACCGTTCCTTTGTACTACTTATCCATTGGTGCGAGAGGAGGGACTCGAACCCTCAATCCTTGCGGCGGCAGATTTTAAGTCTGCTGTGTATACCATTCCACCACTCTCGCATTATTTCTTGCTTGTGCTTATTATACTGCAAGTGTTCTGCAATGTCAACACTTATTTTAAATTATCTTGGCGTCCCCCGAGGGACTCGAACCCCCACGAACGGTTTTGGAGACCGACATGCTGCCATTACATTAGAGAGACACTAACTTGGCGGAAGTAGTAGGATTCGAACCCACGGACCCTTTCGAGCCTTCAGTTTTCAAGACTGCTGCCTTAAGCCATGCTCAGCCATACTTCCTTAAATTGGCTGGCAAACCTGGGCTCGAACCAGGGACATTTCGGTTAACAGCCGAACGCTCTACCAACTGAGCTATATGCCAATATTCTTTTCTGCTAACAATCTTTTATACTTAATATTCTTTGACCTATGTGTCGGAGTTTGACTATGACAATTAGGACATAATATTCTTAAGTTTTCAATTTTGTTATTCTTATTATTACCGTCTATATGATCAAGTTCTAATGATAGCGGTTTTCCGTTATAATTATTACCTATACCACATTCTTCGCAAGTATAATCTCTCTCAACCAACAATCTCTTTCTTAAAGAATCGTGTGCCATATCTTCATATGGTCTACTCCAAGATTGTTGTAATCGAGTTTCTGTTCCTTTTTTATCAGCCAACTCTCGATCATACTTTGCTATCTTTTCTTTGTTGAATTCTTTTCTACCAGCTTCATCAAACTGAGACCAAAAAATCAAACTCTTATTTCTTTTCTTTTCAATAGCAGTATCACTAAAGACTCTACTATTGGCACAACTTCTGCAACAATATTTGCCGCCTTTGTTGTGTTCCGTATTACACTTTGGACATACTTTCATATCGAACCTCCGATGTATTTATTTATACATTTAGGTGGTTCAAAAATAAGTAACTACCGCTGTGCTACTGAGGAATTGATTGGTGGAGATTACTGGGATCGAACCAGTCGTGCCCGAAGGCGGCGGATTTACAGTCCACTGCATCACCATTGATGCTTCAT